AACGGCTACATCGACGATCTCCGCATCACCAAAGGCGTTGCTCGCTACACGGCGAACTTCACGCCGCCAACAGCAGCTTTACCTGACCTATGAACATCGCACTGATTGACGGCACTTCCGTCACCAAGGTGGGCGATTACCGCTCCATCTTCCCTCAAACATCCTTTGGTCCCAACGGTCCATCTGATGAGTTCCTAGCCGAGAACAACGCCAAGCGTGTCAATGTCTTTCTGCCCTATGACGCCAGCGCTCAAAAGCTGGTGGCCTGCGATCCGTACATTGACGGTGAATGGGTCTACACCGTAGAGGTCGAACCACTGACTCCTGAGGACCAGCAAGCTCGTCTCGACAGCCAATGGGCAAACGTTCGCGCTGATCGCAACAGCCGTCTTGCTGCCTGCGATTGGACGCAACTGCCTGATGCACCTGGCGACAAGGCGGCTTGGGCGACCTACCGGCAGGAACTGCGTGATGTGACCAGCCAAGCGGATCCGTTTGCGATTGTTTGGCCGGTGGCTCCTGATGCTGCTCCTGTTTCTGCTGATCCTGCAAACTAAATTAGTATTAAACCAACACGAGCATTTAACCAATGGTTCCCACTATTACTACTGCAACAGCTTTGACTTCAGCTGGAGTTACTAGCAATGTTCCTACTGTTGGTGCTGAAGATTTTGTTATCCAAGTTCTTGTTGCAAACATTGGCACAAACGTTGTAATTCGCATTGAAGCCACATTGGATGAAACCAATTGGTTTAATTGTGATTACGACGGGGATACAACTATTACGGCAAACGGTACGACAGCTTTTAATATCCCCAACGCTCCGCTGAGTGCCATTCGTGGTCGTCTTGTCAGTATTTCTGGCGGTACTCCTAGTGTGACTTTTTCGTTCTCTCGTCTTGGGGCTGGGAGTTAGTAAAAGCTGGGTGAGACATTTCGATGTACCATCCAGGTTCACCAAAAACGCCATTTTCCTTAAATTCTACTTGCGGCTGGGGGTCTAACTTTTCAGCCGCTTTGTGGTATTTAGATATTTCACTATTTAAATTTGCTTCTGTTTTAGCTTCTTGCCAAAGCTGTAGGAGCAAATCTAAAAAGTGTTTAATAAGCTGGTTAAAGAACTCTTTTAATCCCATGCCGTTCAGCTCCGAAAAGCAAATGCGTTATATGTACGCTAAGCATCCTGAGATCGCTAAGCGGTGGTCTAAGGAAGCCAAAGCGGCAGGCAAGTCACAGATTCAAAAAGGAGGCAAAATGAATAAAGGTTATAAAACCAAGTAAACCCATGCCAATCAAACGCGGCGGTCAGTCTCGCAGCAACGCGGGTCGTTATGCTCCTGAGGGTCAAGGAGCTACTCAACGTGGTCGCAATCTTCCCACTCCTAGTGGCAACCAACGGCCTATGCAAACGGCGAGGCTGCCACGAGCTCAAATGCCTGGCACTGTTACGTCTAGTGGAGCTGCTCGGACTGCCTCATTACTGGCTCAAGGTTCTACTGGTGCCTTGTCTCGTCTTGCTATTCCTCTTGCCATTGCTGCTGAGGTAATGCGGGCTCAACCTGCTGGACGAGGCTCTGAGCTGAGCGAGCGTCAAAAGAAGGAGTATTACGACGAAGCAAAAGCGAAGCGTCAAATGGACCTCCGTAATCAGCAGATGCAAGCTGACAAGGGTTCGTTTGACGATGCGTTTGCCGCTGCTCGTAAAGCTGGTCGTCAAGACTTTTCTTGGAGAGGTCGTAAATACAACACTAAGATTCGCGGAGAAGGCTGATGGCTAAAGGTCCCTGCTGGAAAGGCTACGAAATGGTTGGTACCAAAAAGAAAGGTGCCAAGACTGTTCCTAACTGTGTACCCAAAGGTAAATAGTTATGCCTTCTTTTGAAATCAAACGAGAATCTGGTGGCAGTAAACCAGGTCCTCAGCTCCCAAAAATTCAAGAAACCAAACCTCTTCCCAAGGGTCATCCGTACCGCCCTGGTTCGATTGACGTTGAAGCTGTTCGTCTTGCTTACAAGATGAAGAAAGGCTTTGGTGGTATGGCCTAATGGATCCTTCTTTCATCCTGTCTTTGTTTTTAGGTGCTGCCTCAGTTGGAGGTGGTGTCTTTGCTTGGTCGCACAAACGTCACATGGAACTAGATCGTCGTATTGACCAAGTGGAGATGACGGTTCACAAAGAGTTTGTTAGAAAGGACGAGCTGATGCCAATGATGGACCGGATCGACAAGCAGATCCAACACATCGACGAAAAACTCGACCGGATTTTACTCAATGGCCGACATCTCACTCCGTGACGTAGCTAAGTATTACAACAATCAAGAACATCAAAACTTTGCTTTGGATTTCCTTCAGGAGAATCTTGCTCCTGGGATCCTGGCAAAGTTTTCTGATTTGTGGCGATCAGGACCAAAGAATCAAATCCCCAGTAACGGTTCGTGGGACGGTGTAGTAGAACTTGCTCGTGAAGCTGGAGCAAAGTTTCCAGAACTAGTAGCTGCTCAGTGGGCTCTTGAAAGTAACTGGGGCCGTAATACATCTGGCACTCATAATTACTTTGGTTTAAAAGGTAAAGGTACAACTACTACAACAACGGAGTATGTAAATGGAGTACCTATTTCTATTCGGGACGGGTTTCTTAATTTTGGCTCTCTCAAGGAGTGTGTTGAATATCTTGTTACCCGTTGGTACAAAGATTACAAACAATACAGCGGTATCAATAACGCAAAAACGACGTTAGAAGCAGCTCAGCAACTAACAAAACAAGGGTACGCAACAGATCCTGCCTACGCAACAAAGCTGATAACCATTGTTCAACGACAACAGCCGAAGCAGGAGGTCCAGCAAACGGGAAAGTTGCTCAAGGTACCTTACGAGTACCAACTAGACAATGGACCTACTGGGTATCGGGAGTGTTTTAGTTCTAGCTGCGCCATGGTGGCTAGCTATTACGGCAAGATCAAAGGTGACGATGCGTATAACAAGCTCAGAGCACGCTTTGGGGACTCTACGAGCGTTGATGCTCAGCTAAGGGCTCTTCGGTACCTTGGACTAGAACCCAAATTCATCCAGAACGGCACCCCAGAGCTCCTCAGAGACGAGATAGACGCTGGTAGGCCTGTAGTAGTCGGATGGCTCCACAAGGGCCCTGTAGGGGCTCCTAGCGGCTCTGGACACTACAGTGTGGTCATTGGCTACACAGAAGGTGCTTGGATACATCACGACCCTAATGGTGAGGCCGATATGGTCCGTGGAGGATATATCAACCACACGAAGGGTAAAGGCGTGGCTTATAGCCAAAAGAACTGGAATAAAAGGTGGCTTGTTGAAGGTCCTGGGTCGGGTTGGGCTATTTTGATCAAGAAACCGTCCTAATTATTCCTATGGACTTCTCTGATCCTTCAGTGCAAGCAGCTCTTTGGTTAAGTGCTTTTGCTGCTTCTGAAATTATTGGTGTTTCTAAATTGAAAGAAAACAGCCTCGTACAATTGGGGTTGAAACTGTTCCGAGTTATCTATGGCAGCCGCTCCAAAAAAGTCTCTAAATAAGACTGAGGGTCTGGCTTCAGAGGACGATCTGTTTAGTCTTCACCGTCTGGTGGCTACCAAACTGATTGATCAACTGAACCGTGATGACGTTAAAGCGTCTGACCTTGCTAACGCTATTAAGTTCCTGAAAGACCAAGGTATTACTGCTCTTAACGGCGGTGATGTTTCTGCTATTTCTGAGATGATTTCTGCACTGCCAGAGGTCGATCTGAAGAAAGTTCGGTCTTATATTAGTGCTTAGGAATTAACCCTTCCTATATGTACAAAGCAGAGCCCTCGGTATGGTGATTCGTTCGCCATCCGGGGGCTTTGTCTATTTGACACCAGAGGCTGCTATGGCGAATCTTCAAGCCCTCCAGCGTCGTGAAGCGGTAAAGCAATGGAGACAATCAATTAAAGAAGCTTTTGGTTGTAAATGTGCCTACTGCGGTGTCAAAAGCGAACAGCTAACCCTTGATCACATTCATCCAAAAACCAAAGGTGGTGAGGATTTAGCCACCAACATTGTTCCAGCTTGTCAGCGTTGTAACCACGAGAAAGGTAGTTCTCACTGGAAAATGTGGTTTCAAAGCCGTCCTGACTATTGTGAGAAGCGCGAAGAGGTTATCAACCAATGGATGAGCTACCACCTATGCCCAGTTTCGATCTCTCCATAGAGCAGCAGCTAAGGCTGGAGAGAGTTAGGCGGGATATTCCAAACGCTTCTAGGGAGGACTTGGAAAAGATGTTGTTTGAGTTCATGAAAATGAACGTTGTCCTGCAGAATAACTTGAGCCAAGTTTTCAAGTGGGCAAGTAAATCCAATGCCAAGAGCCAGCAGCCAGACTGAAAAGATTATTCAAGAAGCAGCAGCTTCGTTTCCTGTCTTTGCTACCTACCTCTGGGACTACCTAAAACTTCCTAGCCCTACTCCGGTTCAGTATCAAGTTGCTGATTACCTGCAGACCGGTCCTAACCGCCGGATCATCATGGCGTACAGGGGTTGCGGTAAAAGCTTCCTGACGGCTGGCTATGTGCTGTGGAGGCTACGTCGGGATCCAAACTGTAAGGTGCTGGTGATCTCTGCAGCTCAGGACCGTGCAGATGCGTTCTCCGTCTTTTGTCATGACCTGCTCCGAAACTGGTTTATGGTCAAAGACCTGTTCCCTAGCGACACCCAACGGTTTAGCAAAGTTGCTTTTGACGTTTACGGCGCGAAACCAGACCAGTCTCCTTCAGTACGTTCCAGCGGTATTTTTGGTCAGATTACTGGCTCCCGTGCTGATCTCATCGTTGCTGATGACGTGGAGACACCCCAGTCCTGTGAAACCCAACTGATTCGGGACAAGCTTCGGGAATCAATCAAAGAGTTTGACTCCGTTATTAAGCCTGGTGGGGAGATCGTGTTCCTTGGAACTCCTCACACCCAAGACAGCGTTTACGCAAAGCTTGAAGTTTCTGGTTACGAAGTCAGAATCTGGCCTGCCCTGTACCCCACTAACAAGAAGTTCAAGGACTACTACGGCGACCGTCTGGCACCAAAGATCAAAGCAGATCTAGAAGCCGATAAAGACCTTGCAGGGCACCCTGTAGATCCTGGACGTTTTGATTGGGAAGAACTGGAAGCTAGACAGCTCTCTATTGGCCGTAGCACGTTCAACCTCCAGTTCCTCCTTGACATCAGCTTGAGCGATGAGGAACGGTTTCCTCTCAAGCTCAGAGACCTCTGTGTGTTTCGCCTGAACCGCGAACAAGGTCCTAACAAGGTCATCTGGCTGGCTAATGGCGATAAAGCCCTTGATTTGCCTTCAGTGGGCCTTCATGGTGATCTTTTCTACAAACCGGCTCAGATAGGGGATGAGTTTCTTGAATACACCGGGGTTGTCATGGCTGTTGACCCCTCTGGACGCGGCACTGACGAGCTTGGCTACTCGGTAGTTGCATACCTGAACGGCAACCTTTTCCTTCTCGCTAGCGGTGGCCTTCGGGGTGGCTACAGCGAACCGAACCTCAAGAAGCTTGCCCTCATCGCTAAGGAGTACAAGGTCAAGCAAATAATTGTTGAAAGCAACCTCGGCCTCGGGATGTTCTCTGAGCTTCTCAAGCGCTACCTCGGCACGATTTACCCCTGCAGCGTTGAAGAGGTCCGACACACAAAGCAAAAGGAACTCCGCATCATCGACACCCTTGAGCCTGTCCTTAACCAACACCGGCTCATGGTCGACACGAACGTAATCCTTCAAGACCTCGCCTCCACGGAAAGCTACCCAAGCGAAACTAGAAGCCAATACCAACTGTTCTTTCAGCTCACTCGGATTACCAAAGAGAAAAACAGCCTCAGACATGACGACAGACTCGATGCTCTGGCTATGGCCGTTCAGTACTTTACGGAGTCCATGGCTCAAACAGAACAGAAAGCTATGCAGGCTCGTGAATCGGCACAGTGGGAGCTAGAGCGTCGGTTCATCCAAGGAGAAGGTGGTTTGAAGATCGATGCCCTTGGATACGCCACAAGCTTTGAAGACCTTGAAAAGGCCCTTACAGCGTCCTCAGGTGGCGCTAATTGGCTCAGTGAGCTTTAACGCGTAGCGTTTGTACCGTAGGAGCCTCTAAAAGGCCTTAGAAAGCCCTTTGGCTACCCTGACACCTAAAACGTCTTAGAGGGGCCTTACAGGGGCTTCTAGGGGCCTCTGAGCGTGCATACGGTAAACAGCCATCTTTAAGACAGACCCCTGTGGGCTTTACGCTCGTAGAAAGGAGGGGTCTTGACAGCCGTGATTAGAGTGTATTTAAAAGTAATTAAAGAGGCTCTCTAAGTGGGTACTTAGAGAGTCTTTTTTAAAGGGTCTTTTATCGTAGTAAAGGTAAATAACGTTTGTTATAGGTAATTACCCTGTTTTAAAGGGTCTTTTACTGTCTTCCTTCTAAGACCTTCTTAAGACACTTATTAAAGAGGTCTTTAGAGGTACCACTTAGAGGCCTCTTAGAGCTACCTTTAAGTGCCTCTTTAAGTACTAATTAAAATGCCTAGTGTCTCTTTGGTTACTGTGACACCAGATGCAGAGGAACTCCTGGTGTATATGGCAAGAGTTAGTAACCCAGCTAACCAACTCAAAGGCAAAGGATCAGAACGGCTTATCCAATACCTGATTGACCACAAGCATTGGTCTCCTTTTGAGATGGTCCACATGGTGCTGGAAATCAACACCACTAGGTCTATTGCTGCTCAAATCCTTAGGCATAGGTCTTTCTCGTTCCAAGAGTTCTCTCAGCGGTATGCAGATACAGAACTGATTGGTTACGCCAAACCTCCTCACCTCAGACGACAAGACAACAGCAATAGGCAGAACAGTATTGATGATTTAACTGCTGATAAAACTCAGATCTTTTACCGAAGGATTAATCAGCATTTTGAAGAGGCTCAAGACTTGTACCGAGAGATGGTCTCAGTAGGGGTAGCTAAAGAGTGTGCTCGTGATGTCCTACCCCTAGCCACTCCAACCAGGATGTATATGGCTGGTACAGCTCGGAGTTGGATTCATTACATTGATTTACGGTCTCAAAATGGGACTCAGATGGAACATATGAATATTGCTAACGAGGCTAAACAGATCTTTTGCAAAGAGTTTCCTACTATTGGTAAAGCATTGAACTGGGTCTAACTGTGGCTGAGCGTAACTACCGAAAGGAATACGACAACTACCACTCAAAGCCCGAACAACGGGAAAACAGGTCTAGTCGTAACAAAGCTCGTCGCAAGATGGCTAAACACGGTTACAAACTGAACGGAAAGGACGTAGATCACAAAGACGGTAACCCTCGTAATAACAGCCGCTCTAACCTTCGGATACAGAGTCCGAGTGCTAATAGGTCTCGGAATAAGTAGAGGGGTGTTGTAGGGGCTTCTGGAGGGGTTTGAAGAGGTTTTAGAGGGTCTTAAGGGGCCCTCTTTTTTTTTTATTGGTACTCAAAAGGTTTTGCTTCGGATTTTTGAGCCCTAGTTAGCGATCTGCCCCGCCGCCAGCCCCCCCTCCAGGGCCTTTAATGCCGCCTTATTGCTAATGGGTCGCAATAGCACCTGAGGGTCTCGGGGGTCCTAAGGCGGACTGAGTATGAGTTAGGAGCTATGCGGTTATGCGTCAAGGCGCATATACACACGCGCTCATGGCCACATCGAACTAGGCCCTAGGAGCCTCTGAGAGCCCTTCAATACCCTTTCAGCACCCTTTACCCTCAGAACCTCTTACAAGGCCCTTCCTGGCTCTCCTAGGCCTCTATCACGGTTTGTAACGATTCACAACAGCAGCCCTTGCCTGGCCCTGGTCAGGCTCTAAGGTGGTGCTCAAGCGGGCCGAGAGGTCTTGCTTAGTCCTACATCCTTCGATCTAATGACTACCCAAACCAAACGGACTAAATACCTTTTCAGCGGAGACCTTGCTTCCACTCCTAGTTCTGTTGAAGAGTTCACAGAATTTGCAGCAAAGGTTTGCCAAAGACTGAGCGCAAAGGATCACGAACAGTTTTGGTATCTAATCCGACTGGCTCGTGCTCAAGGCTACGAACAAGGCTTGAAAGAAGCCTGAAACAAAAGGCCTACCGGGAGCCTACTCAATCCCGGCCAATCCCTCCTACATCCTTTGACCGAATGCAAACTATCACGTTCAAGCTTGAAAGCCACTATGGCCTCACTAGGGCTTACCCAATTAGTCAAGAAGCCATTCTGCTATTGAGACTGACAGGAACTAAAACCCTCATCCCTAGCGCAATGGGAACTATTGCAGCCCTTGGTTATTTCTGTGTGGATACCGAGGGTAATGAGATCAAACCTAGCCAGCTTTACTAATGCGAGAACTTATCTTTTCAACCGCTGCTGTTTGCTTCCTAGTCTTCCTGGCTATCGAAGAAACAGCCAAACAACCTACAACCTATTCAGGTTCTCAACAACTGGTAACCGTCAAATGATCCTCCCACCTTGCCCAGATTCTGTTTACTGGCACTACTCCCAACTAGCTTATCAATGGGAAGAAAAACAACTATCACTGTGGGAACAGGAACAGGAACTAGCAGACAAACAGGATCTGTTCGACGAACTAAACGAGTTCGAAGACTTCGAAGACTTTGAGTGATCCTTACCCTTACCTTTTCAACCTTTCCTAGCTATGACTTCCGCAACCTTTGACCGCTTCGACATAGCATCCGCTCACTATTTGTTCTGGAGTGAGCACCACTCGGGAATGTTTAGCGAAAGCTACACAAAATTGTGTAAGGCCTTGAGTATCTTTAAACCTAGTCCGTCGTTTGATTGGCAATCTCTTTCAGATAACGCAAAAGATATTTATAGAAACCTCTGCGAACGTGAGCTAGTGAAATGTGACTATGACTCATTGAGCTACATCCTGGAAGATAATTACGACCTAGAAGATGATTGTGTCGCTTGGTTTGTTGAACATTACAATGACAACCCAGAAGACCTTTGCAATTATCAAACGTCAGACTTTATCAATATCGATATGTGTTACACCAAAGACCTTCTGAACTTCTATAGAGACAACGAAACATCAATCCTTGAATGGCTAGACCTAGCTTGCGACGCTTACGGTTACACCTCTAGGTTGCAACTTGTCGAAGGTCAAACAATAGAAGATCCCGACGATATGGCTACGGCTTTCGTGAATGCAGCTATGACATATCTTGGGAACGATCTTTATACAGCGGTGGAGAACTGGGAAGATTGATGCTCTATAAATTCCCACAATTTCTAGGCTATTTATTCCTCTTTATCCTGCCCATTATCCTCACAACTTTAGGCCTACTGAGAGCCAATTAAAGATAACCAACGGCCTCCTAATTAGGGGGCCTTTTGCTATACAAATACTTATTGAGAATGCGTCGCAATAGCAGGTAGGTCTAGGTCTAGTTGAGAATGACTCTCAATAGCAACAAGTAGAAATGAGAATGAGAATCAGAATCAACTAGACCAGGCCTGGGTTCGGTCTTAACTACTATCACGCCACGGGGCACGCCACGGGACACCAGCTAAATTTCCTTTAAATTGCTTTTAGCACTGTGTCGGTGGCAATGCTAGTCCCAGCAAACGCCAAGGAGAAGTTCTACGCACCACTTAAGCAAGTGGCAGCTCAATACGTTCCACTCCTGATGGCACGAATGACGGTCTTACAAGATCGAGCCAATCGAGCTCTTGAGTTCCTGGATGCTGAGGAAGAGGAAGACCAAGAGTTGGTGTGGATGGATGACGCAGAGAAAGTAGTTGCGATTGCTGAGGCACAGTCCGTCCTTCATAAGTCAGTAGTAGAAGCAGGGATGTGCCAATCGTTAGTCGGAGCATTTGCAGATTTGTTGGAGAACGATTACCAAAGGCTCAGAGATAGCCGGTGTGCGTTCCTCAACGAAGAGGGAGAGCTGGAATCTATTTACGAAGATGATGAATCCAATGAGGGGCTCTGAGCGCTTGGTAAGTTATCAAGCCTACCAGCAGGTCTCTGACACGCCCTTTTAAGAGCCTCTAAGGCCCCTTTATCACCCTTCGGCTCCAACCACCCCAGAAGGACCTCAAAGAGGGCTTCAAGGCGCTCTGGGGCATCAATGAGGCTCTCTCCGAACCTCTTATTATCCCAATACGCCACGAGGCACCGAGCTTTGAGGTCATCGAGCTCAGCCTTGTCACACATTTGGTTGAGCTCTTCTTCGGTGTATTGCTCAGTCATAAACAAACAATTATTTAGTTAACCAAGTAGAAAGGGCACGAATAAAAGCAGTCATCTGGCCACTTTCAATTGCCTCAGAGACTGCAAGGTCATCATTTTCTGGTCCCCACCAAAAGATGGCAAATTCATCAAGATCATCGTCTGACAATTCACTCATTGATCACAACCTCACCACAAAGACTCTCAAGAGCAGCCAAATACCCATCCCAAAAATCTTTCTGTTGATCACCTACAGCTTTCTTGTATTGATCACGAGCGTATTCATATTCATCAATCACAACTTCAACATCAAGAGTTACTGCTTCTGACATTTCACTTCTGCTCCCACACGGAAGGATCAAAGTAGTCATCAGTAGTAGCTTCTTCTTCTTCCTGTTTAATTACTTCCAAAAGATCTTCTAGTAACTGATCAAGTTGTTTGTTGTCAGTTGGATCCTGGGGAGTCATTTAAGTGCCTCTTTGAATGGCGATAAAAGAACCTCTTTAAAAGGGCTCTCTAAGTGGCCTCTGAAGGAAGACCGCTAGAGACCTCTTTAAGAAGGCCTTTAAAACTTAAAGAGGGTCTTTCTCAAAGGCCACTTAAAGAGGCCACTTCAAGAGCTGGCCTAAGACCCCTCTACGAGGCGTAAGTTCTACGGGTACCTTCTGTGGGTCCTTTCGACTTAAAGGCCATGCAGATCCAAGGAACCCTCACGGGCTGGATCCCTGACTTTTACGAAACCCCTACCTACAACGGTGAGACCTCCGACTTCCGTCTCAAGGTTCTTGTTCAAGACGCTGCTGAGATCGTGGATCAAATCAGCGACGAGTACGACAAAGCCTGTGAGTGGTATCGGGATGCCACTGGCAAGAAGAACTTTTTTGATGCCCCGTTTGAGATGAACGAGGATGGCTCAGCCGTAATCAAGCTGACTGCCAAGACCGCTTACGGTGAGTTCCCTCTGCCTGTGGTGGACACTGAGCTGCAGCCCATTGCTCGTGACCTCAAGCTGCGTGAAGGCTCTGAGATCCTGGTGGCAATCAAGTACACCTACATCCCTCGCAAGAGCCCTCGTGGTGGCCTCCGGCTGTGCCCTAAGGGTATCCAGGTTCTGAAGGCTGTTACCACGGCTGGTAGCGACAGTGGTGACTTTGACATCGCTAAGGCTTTCAAGAAGCAATCAGGCTTCAAGCAATCCAAGCCAAATGTGAAGGAACTTGCTACTGTGTCGGGCGAAGATCCTGACTTTTGAGTAGATGGCCCGACGATTCCATAAGTACGGCAAGCGCCAAGCAGATGGATTTCGTTCGGGCTTTGAATCTCAGGTAGCCCGTAACCTGGCCGGGAAAACGAATTGGAGCTATGAGGGCCGAAGCTTTGACCTCCTAATTCCCCGGAGCTACACGCCTGACTTCTTCCTCGATAACGGAGTCGTGCTGGAGGTAAAGGGCTACTTCGATGCGGAGGACAGAAGGCTGATCAAGCTGTTTAAAGAGCAGCACAGTTCAGTCGACATCCGAATGGTCCTACAGAAGCCGCATCAAAAGCTCACCAAAACCGGCAGTATGACCTACGCCGCTTGGTGTGATAAGTACCACGTCCCCTGGTGTGAAGGTCCCTCGGTCCCGTCCAGTTGGCTGCTATAGTCAGTTCGGACAAGGATGAAAGGACACTGACCTCCGGGGGTTTCAAGACACCCTTGGAGGTCTTTTTATGTCCCGCGTCGTGTCGCGTTTGTCTTGCCCGAAATGTGGGTCACGCGACAACGTAGCTCTTTACGACGATGGGGGTCAGCACTGCTTCACCCCTGGTTGCTCGTACCACCTTTCTGGTTCTTCCTCTTCTTTCCTCATGTCCCCTGTACAGAATGAATCCCACACTGAGATCGACCCGGTTATTGGAACTTATCAGTCCATCCCGAGCCGTGGAATCGGAGACGAGACTTGTCGCCTCTTCGGGTACTTCAAGAGTACCTATGGCGACAGTGAGGCTTACTTCTGGCCCATCTACGACAAAGAACGTCGTCTCACTGGTTACAAGATTCGTAAACCAAACAAGACTTTTGTCCAACACGGAACCAATCCTGATAATACGTTTCTCGGCCAAGAGAAGTGGAGTGGTGGCAAGCTGCTGGTTATCTTTGAAGGCGAGTACGATTGCCTCAGCTACGCCACGGTACGGAAGAGTTGGCCGTGTGTCTCGCTACCTAATGGTGCTGACTCTGCGGAGAAATGCATACGGAGTAACCTCGATTGGCTTCTGAAGTTTGAAGAAATCATTCTGTGCTTCGACAGCGATGAGCACGGTCAGAAAGCGGTCAAAAAGGCGATCCAATTACTGCCGCCTCGCGTAGGTAAGATCGGCAAGATTGAGGGCTACAAGGACGCCAACGAGGCGCTAGTAGGGGGCAACAGCAAAGCCATCATGCAGATGGTGTGGACGGCTGCTGAGTACGAACCCGATGGGATTATCAGTGGCACCAAGCTGCTGCAGATGGTCCTTGAAGACCCCAAGGTCAGCAGCGCTGAGTACCCTTACAAGTTCCTCAACGAGAAGCTTCACGGGCTGCGTAAAGGCGAGCTCGTTACTATCACGGCTGGTTCAGGGATTGGGAAGAGTACGTTTGTATCAGAAATTGCTTATGACCTTCTCACTCGCCAAGGTGAAACGGTTGGTTACGTCGCCCTGGAGGAGAACATCAGACGGACTGCTCGGCGGTTTGTTGGTATGGAGCTTGATTACCCTGTCCACATTGATCGCGGCCACTTCACCGATGCACAGATCGAACAAGCCTTTGACAGCACTCTTGGCACGGGCAGGTTATTTCTGTACGACCATTTTGGCTCTCTTGACCCTACCGTTCTGCTTAACCGCATACGTCACTTGGTTTCTGGCTGCGGGTGTAGCTGGATTGTGTTCGATCACCTTTCGATTCTTGTCTCAGGTTTGGACCAAGGAGATGAGCGTCGGGCTATTGATCAAACGATGACGAAACTCCGCAGTTTTGTTGAAGAGACTGGCTGCGGGATGCTTCTTGTGTCACACTTACGCCGCCCTACAGGAGACAAAGGCCATGAAAACGGAGCTCAGACCTCTCTTTCTCAGCTTCGCGGTAGTGCTGCTATCGGCCAACTTAGTGACATCTGTATTGGTCTTGAAAGAAATCAACAATCTGAAAACGATTCAGAGGGTACCGTGGTACGCGTTCTCAAGAATCGTTTCACAGGCTGGTGCGGGATTGCAGGGTCCGTGAAATACAACGAAAACACAGGCAGAATGTTGGAGTTTAAAAATGGCGGCAGTAGTAAAACCGCAGCTTTCGATGATTCTTTTGAAGCCGACTTTTGACGTTCACATTTCTGAGATGAATTCGCTGAAGGTAACAGCTTTGGCTGCTACCGAGATGGCGAAGAGGTATCTACAGTCCTTCTTTAAGTCCAATGACACCTGCCACCAGCTCACCTACGACAAGCTTGAGGACCTCCTCGACTTCTGCTACAGCCGAAACCTCAAAGTCTGCATCGACGATAACGTTCGATGTGGAGACGAATGCTCTGAAGACTAGGGACGTTACAAAGATCCACTGTTGTGTCATCAACGATGGATCTAGTTCCGTTCTGTATGAAGATCCAAAGGAGTGGTTACCAATACTTCAACAGGCTGATGAGTTAGTCGGCCACAACATTATTCAGTACGACATACCAGCAATACAAACGGTCTACCCAGAGTTCAAGCCGAGGGGAAAGCAAATTGACACGTTGATCCTGTGTCGAATGCTGTACCCAAACATCTTGGACACTGACCTCAAGAAGAAGTGGGAAGGTATGCCCATGCAGCTCTACGGGCGTCACAGCCTTGAAGCTTATGGGTTCCGCCTCGGCCATAACAAACGTCACGCCGACCTTGTGGACTTCAGTGTGCTAACTGAGGAACTGGCTGAGCGATGCATCTGTGATGTTGAACTAAACCTTAAGCTTTGGCGCAGGTTGCAACCGAAGGCCGACAGCATCCCTTGTGCCGTTGACCTTGAGATGCGCTTTGCACAGCTCATCGCCCTGCAGGAACGATCTGGCTTTGGTTTCAATGTTCAAGGGGCTTTGGAACTTGAAGCTGAGATCAACCAACAACTGAATACTCTCAGCGAACGATTGAGACAACGGTTCCCGTTCGTTGACGGAGGGCTCTTCACCCCAAAGCGAGACAACGCGCCAAGAGGGTATGTAGCCGGTGCAGCAATGTGCCGTCTTACTGACCTCAACCCGAACTCTCGGGAGCATATCGCTTGGGTACTACAAAACAGTCTGGAGTGGAAGCCAGATGAATTCACCGACACAGGGAAACCGAAGGTCGATGAAACCGTTTTGTCGAAGATTCCTGGAGCTGAGGATTTTGTTTCACACCTCACACTCCAAAAGCGATTGGGTCAACTCAGCACGGGCAACAATGCTTGGTTGAAACTAGTGGAACGTGACAACAGGATTCACGGCAGTGTGATTACTGTTGGCTGTGCCACTGCTCGCTGTAGCCACGTCAACCCCAATATGGCCCAGGTTCCTGCTGTCAGGTCAGCCCTGGGACCGGAGTGCCGAGCTCTGTTTGGACCTGGCTTCCTTGGAAGGGAAAGAAGCACCAAGCAGGTTGGCGTGGACCTCAGTGGGATCGAAGCACGGTGTTTAGCGCACTACCTCTGGCCATTTGATGATGGCAAGTTTGCAGATGAGGTGCTCAACGGTGACATCCACACAGCCAATCAAAAGGCTGCGGGGTTAGCCACCAGAGACCAAGCCAAGACGTTCTTTTACGCCTTGATGTACGGTGCAGGACCGGACAAGCTTGGTTTGATTACGGGTCAGGACGGAGCAGCGCTGAAGCGTAAGTATTTCCGCAATATGCCTGCTCTGGCTTCTCTCACCAAAAGGGTTATTGCAAAGGCAGAAGATGAAGGATTTGTGAAGGCTTTGGATGGTAGACAGATACAAATCCGGTCCTCACATAGCGCTTTGAACTTCCTTTTACAGAGTGCTGGTGCCATCATTAGCAAGCTTTGGTACAACACCTGCTACGACGAGATCACAGCAGAGGGTTTTACCTACGGCAAAGATTGGTCCTTCCTCGCCCATGTCCACGATGAAGTGCAGTTCTCAGTCAGAGCAGAGCACGCAGAACAAATCGGACTCATCGCAGTCAGGTCTTCTCGACTGGCAGGAGAAGCACTTGGACTCCGTATTGCAATCGATTCGGAGTACAAAGTCGGAGACAACTGGGCAGAGTGTCACTAAGACCTGCAAGGTCTGTAAGGAAACAAAAGATATTAGTCAGTTCGGTCGCAATGGTACTTGGTACAGGCCGGAGTGTTTGGCTTGTAACGCCGACAGAATGCGAAAGCATTACCACTTGCGAAAGCATCAAAAGACTCCTCCTCTAGGCACGCCCTGTGAGTGTTGCGGCTTAGATACACAACTGCTGCATTGGGATCATTGCCACGAGTCTCACGAGCACAGAGGCTGGCTTTGCAACAACTGCAACACTGGCATCGGCAAGCTTGGTGACACTCTGGAAGGCGTCCTAAAAGCTGTGGACTACCTAGCCAAGGTCAATAAGCTAGGAGCCCATCAAGGAGGTGACGATGACCTGGCTGCTGCTTGACGCAGATATGCTGCTGTTCCAAGCAGTCGTTCTCGCTGAAGTTGAGATCGAATGGTGTCCCGACATTATTTCGACTCACCTGCCAATCAAAGAAGCCCAGTACATCTTCAATGAGATTCTTGAAACCAAGCGCAACCAAGCACAATCAGACCGATTCACGCTTTGTTGGACTGCTGATAAGAACTTCCGTAAGGACGTTGAACCCACCTACAAGGCGAACCGTACTCGTTACGACCGTCGCAAACCAGTTGGGTACTTGGCGCTTCGACGTTGGGCTGAACAACAGTTTCCTTCAGAGTGCTGGCACAAGCTGGAAGCAGATGATGTTTTAGGAATTCTCTGCACTCGTCATCCTGACAAAACCATCTTGTGGTCTGGAGATAAGGATCTTAAACAGATCCCTGGTCTTCACCTAGACAACGACGGAAACGTTTACCACATCACTCAAAACCAAGCTGATGTCTATTTTTATCGTCAGGCTCTTACCGGTGATTCCACTGACGGCTATCCTGGTTGCCCTGGGGTTGGCCCGAAGACAGCAGAACGACTCATCCCTGAAGAGGGATTTACAGAAGCCTCCGCATGGAGAACTGTAGTAGCTCAGTACAAGAAGAAAGGTTTTGGCGCTGACTACGCCTTGACCCAAGCACGCCTCGCTCGCATCCTCCGTGAAACCGAGTACACCTTCGATGAAATCCAACTATGGACCCCGACTTCGATCCCATCAGACCAGCTCACTACGCCTTCGACGAAGGAGTAATCGAATGTATTGATTACATCGAAAGCCACGCCTTTGATTTTGTTGAAGGCAACGTCATCAAATACGTCACTCGGTACCAACACAAGAATGGTACTGAGGATCTCAAAAAAGCTCGGTGGTATCTTGACCGGCTGATCAAACGATCAGAAGAGTGGGACGCCAAGTGGAGCAAACGCCCAAACATTTATCAGGAGGTTATTGACGATGCTGACTTCGAACTCCGAATTGGTTCGGACCTGGATGCAAAGAGCGGACCAACTAACCAATCCTGATGACGAGCAACGTGAACAGCAACTTGCGTATGTCGAAGAAGAGTTCTACGAACTTATGTACGCATATCGCAACGAGTCTCGTTCACAAGTTATTAAGGAAGCCTGCGACCTACTATGGGTCACTTATGGTTTGCTTCTTACCTTGGGTGTGGATCCTGATTCTGCTTTCGATCGGCTCTACACCTCTAACTGGTCAAAGTTTCCTTTCACAAAAGTGGATGGAAAAGTCCAGAAAGGTCCCCACTACCAACCCGTCGACTTCTCAGACCTATGAAGCCTTACGATGAAATCCTGTCCAAAATTCCTCAATCAGCTTGGCAGTATGTCGAAGCTGAATACGAAGAGGATGATGACGGCAACGGTTCAATCCAATTCTTTTGGGATGACGAAGAGCATCCCGAGCTTGCCCCACTGTCTGAGCTAGACGACGACCAGTGGAGCGACTTTGTAATCAATTCCCTTCAACGAGTAATCGACGCATCTGAGACCAATGAAGCTGACCAAGGAAGCACTGAACCCAGCGATCGCAATGACGGGGAGAGTGGAGAGCTGGCTGGAGAATCCGACTCGTAGGTACCCAGTCTCTTGTACTGTGTTTGTCGTGGAAGACACGATGGACGAAAACCCTGATGGTCTGGAAGGCTCTTGGCAGTTTGCTAGTAAGGCTCTCCGATACGGTGCAGGGGTGGCTATTCATCTTTCTAAGCTTCGCGCTAGAGGCACCACGAATAGCCATGGAATGGTCGCTTCAGGCCCTTGTGGGTTCATGGAGATCTACTCCAAGTTCAACGAGATCCTTCGTCGCGGGGGTACCTACAGGAACGGTGCAATTGTTGCTCATCTTGACGCAGATCATCCTGACGTTTTGGAGTTTGTTAATTACGATCGCACTCGTATTCCTTGGATCAAACGTTGCGTTAACGTTGATCCTCAAATCGTCGACGACCCAGACAAGTTGAACGCAATCATGAACGCTGCTCGCAAGGGTGACGTTTGGATTGTGAAGAAGCAGTACGACGCCAATGGTGAGCGTATCTACTCCAACGTGTGCCAAGAGATTCTTCTGAAGTCTCGTGACACCTGTCTGCTGAGTCACATCAACCTGGGTATTACTGAGATCAAAGACATTCCTAAAGCCTTTAAAGAAGGCATGGAGTTTCTTTGTGAGCTGTACACCCAAACTGGTGTTGATGAGTCTGGTATTTACAGCCGAAAGGATAACCAAGTTGGTCTTGGTGTTCTTGGTCTTGCCAACTTGCTTGCCATTGAAGGCGTGACCTATGCAGACTTTGTTGCTGCTTTGCGTCGCAAAAACCTTGGTGTGGGCTCTGCTGATACCAAAGCTGGTGAAATTGCTAGTGCTCTCTATGTGGGCTTTGCAGAGGCCTCTAAGGTGGCTGCTGACTACAAGATGTCACGAGCGTTCACAGTGGCTCCTACAGCCTCTTGTGCGTACCGCTATGTGGATCGTGACGGGTACACCACAGCACCTGAAATCTCTCCCCCGATTAGCCGGGAGATAGATC